TTCAAACTCAAACTGGTAAAGAAAGATGGGTATTGGAACTACGACAAGTCAGAATTTGACCGAGTTGCACCACTCATGGATGATGATGATGCTCTTGAAACCGTCTGGAAGAAGCAGTACTCCCTCACAGCGGTAACTGCTCCCGATCAATTCAAGTCCTATGAAGATCTTGAGAAGCGTCTCAAGTATGTTCTGGGTCAGAAGACTGCTCCTCGTCCTCGTCTGGATGAAGAAGTTGATAATGAAGATAATGATCGCGGTTCTTATACTCCCGATTTTACTTCGCGTCGTCCCGAACCAGAACTTCCTGTAGTGTCTTCTTCAAGTGATGAAGATGAAGATGATGCTCTCTCTTACTTCCAACGCTTGGCTGAAGATTGATTAAGAGTATAATCTAATATTATCTGCAATTTTTAAGGTGCCATCCACATATTGGGTAGCACCTTTTCTATATGTCATAATATCATCCATATCATCAATAACAACATTGAGATATGCTGGTTTGAGTACAAAGATATTTCTTTTATCGTTTTCTATTTTTTCCTCATACTCATAATTTGTTACTGGAATAACTAAGTCTCTACTTGGTACTGTAACTTGTTGATCGGTAAAGAAGTCAAAGTAAGAAACAGTATAGTCTGATTGTACTTGTAAACCAGCACTGACAACTGTCACTCCTTGACTGTTCTTTATTTCTACAGTTTCATAGTGATGAATTCCGCTGTAAAGAGTTTCATAATCTCCGTATTTGTCTAATACATATCTTTCAAAATCATCTTGAGACATTGGCCATTCACTCTGAACATTGATGATATTATTGCAGAGAAGAACGACCCAATCCAAATTTGAATTATTATAAACTTTAAAGGCAACATTATCTGGACGATCATTACCTTGTATTTGGTACTTAGTAAAAAATGCTAAGTTTTGAAAAATGTCTTCTCTTAGTTTTCCTTTTTTGAAAAGATTTTTAACTTGAATATAATCCGATATCTTAGCATTTGGAAGTCTGCTAACATATTCAAAGTTTGGTATTCTTCTGAAGTAGTCTGACATTTTTAGTACCCTATTCCTTCTAAACCTTCATAATCACTATTAAAGATAGGTTCAAGTTCTTTTAATTGTAATGTCATTTCATAAGAAATCATTACTCCATCTTGATATGTCGCATATTGACCATCTGGAGTATAATTAACTGTTATATTTTGTAGCGCACATTCTTTAATCCTACCTATGTAGGGATGATCTTTTGATTCATTTCTAAGCAAGTATTGAACCTTAAAGGTATTTGGTGCTTTTAAAAATAAATTTGCTTCTGTTTTAATCGGGGACATTCCTCTTTTGAAGAAATTTATAATTTTAATTATTTGTTGTGCCTCAGCAGAATTTCTAGCAGACATTTTAAATGTAAAATTAAAAGGTCTTAGTTGTGGACCATTGAATAGTAATTCCATATTAGGATTTACTACTATTCCTTCAGCTCTTGATAAGATTGCTGCAGTATCTCCACCAACAGCAGCCGCAGCAAATGCAGATGATGCTAAACTTTTTACACCTTCTCCTTCTTGACTCATAGTTTGACTAAAAGTATCTCCTAATGCACCAAACATTGAACCAAGACCTTCCTTGATTCCTGTTAAAGCACCTGCTGCTAAAGCAGCTTGAAGAGCATTCATGTTATTTTCTCCCCAATCAACAGCATTTGTATCGGAAATGCCAGAAGGTATTGGTAAAGTTACGGTGCCAGCAATCTTTCTATTTGTCGCCCAATCTTTATCACTTCCTCTTCCACCACCTATTTGAAGAATATTTTGTCCACCAGAAACTCCTTTACCCTTTCCTAATCCCGATGGTTTATATTCCAACATAGTAAATCTAATTACATCTTGCTTAATGCTTCCCAAATTTGATGGATATATGAAGTTTCCAAATCCTGTTGTTTTTGTTCCAGAAAATGCTGAACCAGTATCTGTTACTGTATCTGCTGGAACTGATCTGTCTCCGGATTGTTCTGCTTGTGCAACATTTTGTCCTCCAGCAGCAGCATTTGGATCTTGATTATCTGCTGCTAGTGCCTGATTTGATTTTGTTGTTGTAATGCTACCCAATGCCTGTTGTGCTCTTGGTATGGGAACATTTGCATCTTTAGATAATTGTTGTTGAGTTGCTGAATCTAATTGAGAAGACAAACTGTTTGGACCACTTTCGACTAGAGCTCTTTTAAATGCTGGTCCTGCTATTGGTCTAAAACTCCATCCATTATTAGTTCCTTTGTTTTCTGTTCTATCTGCTAGGTCTGAAAATTGTGGAAATGGATCTGCTAATGATGGTCCAGGTTTATATTGTACTTTATTAATTATCGGTATTGAATCATCAATCGTTCCTGATCGACCTTTATCGTTCCAAACGGTTACCGTTCTAACTTCATATTCAAGGCCGTCAACTTTTATTTTTTGTGGTTTTGAGTACGAAGTTCTCTGTGACATTAAACCGTAGTTTTTTATTTATTTAGACGGAACTTTCCATATTGCAATGCCAGTAATTCATCAAGTTCATTATATTTCACTACATGCAATTTCCCTACAACTTCTTCCCATGTATATTGTCTTCCTTGTCTCCAGTGAAAATTGATGCCCTTAAATCCCCATCTCTCCAAAGATGTACATGCAATGAGGGGATGTTGGTCATATTCAATGTTTGGAGTCTTTGGATTATATACAAAGGTGTAAAATTTTCCTGGTTCTGGATATAATACTTCTTCTTTAAATATATCCATAATTTGTAGCATTATATCTTCTGGGTCAGTGATTCCATTTCTTTCAATTCTCTTTTGCAGTTCTCTGGTTCTTGCAGTTCCTGTTTCTTTGTACTGACCAAAACCTTCTGCCATTACTTGATACCTAGTTCGTTTTCTGTAATAACTTTAAATTCTATTAACCTATCTGCACAGAATTCTTTTGCAGCTTTCCACTTTGCTTGATTGACTTCATAAGTTACGCACTCATGAATATATGATTTAGTTATTCTTGTTTTTTTAATTGGTGGTCTAGTTTGCTTTTCTGGTTTGACTTCAATTACATATGTTTTTATTTTACCAGAACTCTCCTTTACTTTTATAATAAAGTCTGGATAATATCTGTGAATTCTTTTATCTACTGGAGAAATATATGGTATATAAAATTCTTCACTTCCCCATTCAAGAACATTTTCATTTAGGTCACAGTATCTACAAAAAAGTCTTTCCCAACTACTGCGGCATATAATATTATTTGAGTCTCCTTTATATTTTTGGGGAAATGATGGTTTATACTTACTTTTAATACTTTCTCCCATTATATCTACTACATAATATATAAAGACTATCTGTATTTATAAATGCCTACTATAAGGACCGTAGACCAAATAAAGTCAAATCTACTTAGACCGGCATTAACTTCGCATTTTGATGTACAAATACCTTTACCTGGTGCAAATTCTCCAGGAAAAACGGATGAGTTTAGAAATTTTTTAAAACCTAATGGTATAGATTTGAGTGGTCTACAGCAAGACAAATTAAATTTGATGTGTTCTGAGGCAACTCTACCTGGTTCAAGTCTTGCAACATTAGAACTTACAAATGACTTTCATGGTGTTACCGAAAGACATGTTCATAGAAGAGTTTATGATGATCGTATTGATTTAACTTTTTATGTTGATGTTGAAAATTATCTTCCAATTAGATTTTTTGAGACATGGATGAAGTGGTGTGTTGATGAAAGTATGACCAGGCGGGAGAATGTCGGATCTGAAGATATGGAATATTTTTATAGGATTAGATATCGTGATGATTATATTGCTCCTAGGGGATTGAAAGTTATAAAATTTGAAAAAGATTATAGAAGTTTTCTGGAATATGAGTTTATAGGAAGTTTTCCAATCAGTATTACTTCAATGCCAGTTTCTTATGAATCTTCTTCTCTTCTTAAATGTACAGTTTCTATGAGTTATATTAGATATGTTTTGAAACAAACTAAAGTATCTGATCAATCAATTCCAAGTTCTGTAAATCCGGATCAACAGTCAATTTTTAATAACGCGCAGTTTAATACAAGCGATTTGACTTTACCTGGTCTTAGTGGTCTTGGAGCATTATCGACTGGTGGAGTTTCTCAACAAACTGCAAATACTTCTGGAAATACAATTGATAGAAGAGTCGAAGCAGGACTTCCTTATGTTGGTAGAAATATAGGTCCTATTGAAAGGTTTTCTGGCATATAATAAATAATCATACTGAAACTTCTATAGGACATTATGCCATTACCTAAGATTTCTACACCGCTTTATGAGCTTGAGTTGCCATCAACTGGAGAAACAATTCAATATAGACCTTTTCTAGTTAAAGAGGAAAAACTGTTAGTAATTGCTTTGGAGAGTGAAGACACAAAGCAAATCACTACAGCAATTAAATCAGTTATTAAAAACTGTATTAACACAAAAAATATTAAAGTAGAGTCTCTTCCTACTTTTGATATTGAATATTTGTTTCTCAATATTCGCGGTAAGTCCGTTGGAGAAGAGATTGAAGTTAATATAATTTGTCCAGATGACGGAGAAACTCAGGTTCCTGTTCAAATTAATTTGGATGATATTAAAGTTCAGAAAGACGAGGAACATACTAATCGCATCAAAATTGATGATAATATCATGATGGAAATGAAGTATCCATCGCTTGATCAATTCATTAAAAATAATTTTGACTTTAGTGGTAAAAATGCAATGGACCAATCATTTGAATTGATTGCTTCCTGTATTGATAAAATTTATACTGAAGATGAAGTTTGGTCTACTGCCGATGTAACGAAAAAAGAACTTAATGAATTTTTGGAATCAATGAATTCATCTCAGTTTAAGGATATTGAAAAATTCTTTGAGACAATGCCTAAACTATCTCATACAATTAAAGTTAATAACCCAAATACTGAAGTTGAAAGTGAAGTTGTTCTTGAGGGCTTAGCATCTTTTTTCGCGTAGCAATGGTCCACATGGACCTTGAGAACTACTTTAAACTCAACTTTTCGTTAATGCAGTATCATAAATATTCATTAACAGAGATTGAAAATTGGATTCCTTGGGAAAGGGATGTCTATGTTGCATTACTACATAATCACCTCAAAGAAGAAGAGTCAAAACAAAAGCAGCAGATGAACAATGCCCACTTCTAAAGCAATAAAAGCTTCCAAGTTTTTTGGCGAAGAAAGATACGAACAATATCTGAATGAACTTCTTACCGAACAAACTATTGGTGGGCAAAATTTAACTAAGGAGCAATTAAAAGAGGGATTTTCAAAAAGAACCGATAAGATAAGTTTTAAACAGTTTGTTGACAAACTAGTATCAACCAAGACTGCTAAGGCAGCAGTTGCTTCTCCATCTGATGGACCATCTCTGATATCTGGTCGTGGAGTAAATGGACCAAAAGGGGGATCACTTATAAAATCTCCAATTGGAAAAATACAGAAATATTATAATGTAGATAATTTTAAATCACAAAAAGAAGAAAAAGATACTTTATCTACTAGTATCGTTGCAATTTCAAAATCTTTAGATTCTATTTTAAAGATATTATCCGATAAGGATAAACTAGCAAAAGATACTGCTGATTATAATAGAAGAAAAAAAGAACAAGATAAAAGAGCACTTGAAGAAAGTAAATTAGAGAAAGGATTTGTTTTATTAAAGAAAGCAGCAGAAAAAGTTCTTGCCCCAGTCAAAAGTATTTTAGATAAAATAACTCAATTTTTAGTGAATGTTATTTTAGGAAGAGTTGTTTATAAACTTATAGAATGGTTAGCTGATAAAAATAATGCGGATAAAGTAAAATCTATAATTAGATTCTTAGGTGATAACTGGTCAAAACTTCTATCACTTTACATTGTATTTGGAACTTCATTTGGCAAGTTTGCTAGGGGATTAATATCTCTTGTTGTAAGAGGAACTGCAAGATTAGTTGCTGTTACTGCTGCTCTTGCAGCGAAGGCCATTGGCGGAAAAGTCGGTGGTAGGTTAGGAAAAGTTTCAAAATTTCTTGGTGGTAAAAAAGGAAAACTAATTGTTGGTGGAATAGAAGCAGCTGCAACAATTGGTGGAACTTTAGCACTCAGTAAAGGCCTTGAGAACTTTGGTGGCATTGGTGGAGGAGAGTCAAAAGAAGAATCAAAACCACAGAAGTTCTCTGGCGGTGGGTTGGCAGTTCCAAGATTTAGTGGTGGTGGATTTAACTTTAAAGGTATGTTGGGTGGCGCTGGTATGGGCGCTATGTTTGGACTTCTTGGTGGAGCAATGGGTGGTTCATCTAAACAGCAACCGAGCGGATATGTAAGTGGTGCAGGTGGACCAAAGGACGATAAAGTTCCTGCGATGCTTTCTAATGGCGAATTTGTGATGTCTGCAGGTGCAGTTCAAAAGTACGGTGTTGATACTTTGGAGGCAATGAATGCTGCTGGTGGAGGAACAAACAAACCTAAAGTAGTGGGTGGAACTACTTATGCTGCTGGCGGTGGTTATATGGGTGATTATATGAAGGGTCAGGTCAAGATGAGACCGGCAACCATCAATGAAATGACTGGGGAAAATGCAAACTTAAGACAACTTTTGGGAGTTAGAACTAAGGAAGAAGCTGCAAAGATTGTGAGTGCTTCTGGAAATCAAGTTCCAGATGTTAGGGATTTATTGGGAGATAAAGAATTTAGTAGATTTCAACAAGGTCAATTTAGTAAATTTAGTGAAGGTGCTGATGAAAAAACCTTCAAAGGATTGCAAAGAATTTATCAACAGCATTTTGGTGTAGGTAAAGAATTTGAAAAAATGATAAGTAGTAGAGTTGATTCTCGAATGTTGGATAGGGGAACAACTCCAAAACCAACTTCAACACCTAGACCAAAACCAAAAGTAACAAGAATAGACCCAAGCAGAATGCTTCCTTCTGCTGGACAATCAAGTGCTAATGCTATGAGAGCAGCAGCAAAAGCAACACAGAATGTAAGAGCACCAATACCCGCAAGTAGTGCTATTGTTCCTTACACTGGTGGTGGTCTTGCTAGAACTGGGGTTACTGGTGGACTTTCTGTTCCGCAGATAAAAACTAATATGAAAGTTCCCGGAGGATTTGGTAATCTAAAATCTCTTGGAGCAGAGCTATTGTTGAGTTACTTGGTTCAGAGTGGATTGGATTATGTAGAAGCAAAGAGACTTGCTTCTACTATTGAGAAAGCGAGAAAAGAATCTCCAGAAAAACTTGCAAATAGGGTAGAAAAGTTGAGAGAACTTGTTGATAAAGAAGAAAGATTCCAAAAAAGTTTTGGAGGAGTATTGCAAAAAGTTATTGCAATGGGAGGAGAAACTGGTTCAGAAGTTCTGTCTAGACAAGCAAAAACTATCTTGGCGGGTGTAGGCGCAAAAACTTTCCAAGGCGGTGCAATCAAAGGTGGTTATGGATTGAAGCAACAATCCTTTAAGGATATGCCAAAAACTCAAGTAATGACTGATGATAAAGGAAGACCTTTTGTTGGTTATAAAGCAATGAGAGGTGGTAAACCTGTTTATGTACGAGGACCTCAACCAGGAACAGGAACTAGTAATCCTTTTGAAGCACTTGGTAGAATGATTAATCCCAATGCATATAAAGAAAATGACCAGAAACTTGCAATGCAAAAGCAAAAAATTGCAATGGTTGATGCATTAGAGAGTTTCCAAAAACAGGGTATGGCTTCAGATGCTCAAGCAAGAATGATGAAGCAAATGGGTGGAAATTTAAAAGATGTTCAAAATGATTTGAATTACAGAAAGAAAACTCAAGCACAAATAGTAAAACCAAAATCTTCTGGAAGAAGAGGTGCTGCTCCAGTTAGTCCTCCTGTAAAACAAAAACCAAAAGTTACTTATGGACCTCCTGTTCCTACTGCTACCAAGCAAAGATATCAGGGTGGTCAAAGGTCTGGGTCAAAAGTTCCAACTTTCTCTGCAATAAATTCTGCAGCTAGTAACGCAAAAGCAAAAACTCTTGCTGTTGGGAGGTAATCTAAAATGGCAATTAATCCAAAAAAACTTTTACCACCTGCTAAAACTGGCGAGATTGTAAAATCGGTAGGAACGAATATATCAAAAGTTTCTGCAAATATTACTCCAGTTAAGAGTTCTTCTATAATTTCACCAACTCCTTTAAAAAATCCTGAAGAAACTGTTGTAGAAAATATAAATGTAATTCGTATAAAAGTTATTAAAATTGAAGATATATTAAAAGGAACTATTGCGGCAGAAAAGAAAGCACTTGATGATAAAAAAAGAGAAGAAAGTACTAAGAGAAGGGAAAAGGAAGAGGAAAAATTAGAAAAACCAACAAAAAAAGAGAAAGAAACTTTGAAGGTTCCATCTATACCTAAGATGGGATTTTTTGATAGAATTAAAAATTTTATTAGTAATGTTATTCTTGGTTATTTTGCAGTTAGGTTATTAGACCATCTACCAAAAATAATTCCTGTTTTAAAATTTTTAGGTAAAGCAACTGATTTTGTTATTGATAATGGAGGAAAACTTTTAAATGGATTAGTAACTTTTATTGATTGGGGATATAAAGCATATGATGCAACAAAAGGTTTCTTAAAAAATCTTGGTGGTGATAATTTTACTAAAGTGTTTGATCTGTCTCTTATACACATCTGACGCTGCCGACGACTCCTTACGTG